AAAGTATTGGAAGGGTATTAAGAAAAAGTAATCAAAAAGAAAAAGCAGTTCTTTATGATATTTCTGATGACATTTCTACAAAATCTGTCAAAAACTACACTCTCAATCATCTTATGGAAAGAATAAAAATTTACAATGAAGAAGCTTTTAATTATGAGATCGTAACAATCAACATGAGAAAATAGTTATGCTTGAAGATGATTTTCTAGCTGTATTAAAATTAAGAACAGGAGAAGAGGTCATCTCATCTGTATGTGCATGTCAGGAAGATGATGACTTTATTCTTCTTCTTGACAATCCAATCGTAATGAAAGAGAATGAAACTCCATTAGGAACCATTGTTCGTGTAGAACCCTGGATCAAATATTCTGGAGAGACCATGTACTTTCTTTCAATGGATGAGGTGGTTACTATGACTGAATTATCTGATGAAAGAATCATTAATGTATATGAACAATATGTTAAGGAGTCTCAATTTGGTACAGGTAATGTAAAGCCTACTAAACAGATGGGTTACATATCTAATATAGAAGACTTTAGAAAGGATCTAGAGAAGTTATATAAGTCTTCTAATTAATTATTAAGTATTAATATAGTATTTCTATTAACCCTGACAGAGTTATTCTAGCAGCATTTGGGGGTCTTGTCAAGTCCCCCTTTTTATGTTAGAATAGGGACAACTAAAACTGGTATCATGGCAAAGCGAAGAGCAAAATCAGAACACTACGTCAACAACAAGGAATTTCTCCATGCCTTGACGGAGTACAAGCAGCAGGTCAACAAGTGTAAAGAACGTGGAGATCCAAGACCACGTATCCCACACTACATTGGTGAGTGTTTCTTGAAGATCGCTCAGCACCTATCATACAAACCAAATTTTGTCAACTACATGTTCCGTGAGGACATGATCTGTGATGGTGTGGAGAATTGTGTACAGTATATTGACAACTTCGATATTAACCGTGGGAATCCATTTGCATATTTTACTCAGATCATTTACTACGCATTCCTTCGTAGGATTGAAAAGGAAAAGAGACAGCTAGATATTAAGTCTAAAATTTTGGAACAGTCTGGATTCGATGAAGTATTTGTTTCCGATGGAAACATTCTTGATGGAACTGATTCTGATTATAATACGATTAAAAGTAACGTACACCAAAAGATGTCTTATAACTGATGAAAGTCGCAATCATTACAGACCAGCACTTCGGTGTTAAGAAGGGCAGCAAAATTTATCACGATTACTTTCAACGGTTTTACGATGAAGTATTTTTTCCAACCCTAGAGAAGGAAAATATTTCTGCTGTTATTGACATGGGAGACACGTTTGATAACCGAAAGGTTATTGATCTTCTGAGTTTAGATTGGGCAAAGAAAAATTATTACGATAGGTTGGAGAGAATGAAAGTCCATGTCTGGACGATCATTGGTAATCATACAGCATACTACAAAAATACAAACGAGTTTAATACTATTAACGTTGTCTTAAACAAGTACGACAATGTGACTAAGGTGTTTGATCCTCTTGAGGTTGTTATAGATAATCTTCAAGTTTTGTTCATTCCTTGGATCAATGAAGAAAATCAAGATCTGACTTTAAGGATGATCAAGTCTTCTAAATCTAAAGTTGCCATGGGACATCTTGAACTGACTGGATTCTCTATGTACCGTGGAATGGTCAATGACGAAGTTGGTTTAAATCCAAATGTCTTTGACAAATTTGATAAAGTTTTCTCTGGTCACTATCACACCAGATCCGATAATGGGAAGATCTTCTATCTCGGAAATCCTTATCAAATGTATTGGAATGATGTAGATGATAAGAGAGGATTTCATATCTTTGATACCGAAACATTAGAGTTGCGAACAATAGATAATCCATTTGAACTTTTCAAAAAGATTCACTACAACGATACCAACCATCAACTGTTTGATTATCGATCCTGCTCCGAAAAATATGTAAAACTTATCGTTGAGCAAAAGAGCAGTCAAGCCAAGTACAATAAATTTGTTGACAAGCTATTGACATCAGGTGCCCATGAGGTTAAAATTATTGAGAATGTCATTGTAAATGATCTTAATGATGTCAATGTCGATCAAATTGAGGACACTGTATCCATGCTAAAAACTTACGTTGATGACGTGGATACATCCTTAAACAAGAAGTCCGTCATGTCATACATAGAAGAGATTTACAGGGAGGCATGTGAAGTAGGGTGATGTACGTCATAGCCTTAAAGGATAATGTAAAGGATGGTCTTTACGCAGTTGAAGATGAGTATGGAAATAAAATTCTATACCTATTTTCCGAAGAAGATGACGCTGAAAGGTATGCTGGTCTTTTAGAGGCAGACAATTATCCTGAACTTGCAGTCATAGAAGTTGAAGAGAAAAGCACCATGAAAATATGTGAAGCGAACAACTACACATACACAATCATTGACTCCGACGATTTAGTAATTCCTCCCGATTATCATGATACTATTCAAGAAGATTAAATGGAAAAACTTTTTAAGCACTGGAAACCAACCGACAGAGATTAATTTTACTGAGTATGAAAATACTCTGATCATTGGTACTAACGGTGCTGGAAAGTCTACAGTCCTGGACGCATTAACATTCGTCCTTTTCAATAAGCCATTTCGTAAAATTAACAAACCACAACTAGTCAATTCTCAAAATGACAAAGAGTGTCTTGTTGAGATTGAATTTAGTGTTGGCAATGTCGAATATAAAGTTATTCGTGGCATGAAGCCAACTGTATTTGAAATTCACAAGAATGGCGAAAAGCTTCCCCAGAAAGCAGACTCCAAAGATGATCAACGTCATCTTGAGGCAAACATCTTAAAACTGAATTACAAGTCCTTCACACAGATTGTGGTTTTAGGATCTAGTAGTTTTGTCCCATTCATGCAACTTCCTGCTGCTGGAAGACGAGAAGTTATTGAAGATCTTCTTGATATCAAGATCTTCTCTTCCATGAATGATATTGTTAAGACTAAAATCAAAGATAGTAGGGATCAGATTAAAATTTTAGAACTGAAAGAAAGTTCTACAGAAGATAAGATCTCAATGCAAAGATCCTTTATCAATCAACTTCAAAATCTTGGTCAGAAAGAGATTGATGAGAAGATTGAAAAGATCACAGATCTTACAAGTCAGATTGATTCTGTCTCTGAAGTCAATGATGGTAAGCAAAATGAATTACAAACTGTAACAAATAAGCTAGAAGATTTTTCTAATCCGTCAGAGAAACTTCGCAAGTTAGGGAACCTAAAGGGTAAGTTGTCGCAAAAGGTCTCAGTTATTACTAAAGAGCATAAGTTCTTTACTGAGAATACGGTTTGCCCAACCTGCACACAAAGCATTGATGAGTCTTTTAGGTTAAATAGAATTACAGACGCTCAAAATAAAGCAAAAGAGTTGCAATCTGGATACAATGATCTGGAGAACGCAATTAAGGAGGAGGAAGAACGAGAGCGTCAATTTATTGCCCTATCAAAGGAGGTTACCTCCCTAACGCATGAAATTTCTCAGAACCATACTAAGATCTCTGGATATGAACAACAGATACGAGAATTACGATCTGAAATTCAAAGAACTACCGAACAACTTGAAAATCAAAATTTTGAGCATGACAAGTTAGAAGGTTACCAGAGAACTTTGGGTGAGATTCAAAATAACCTCTCAAAGAATAAGGAGACGCTAGATTATTATGATTTCATCTACCTTCTTCTGAAGGACGGTGGAGTTAAGACTAAGATCATTAAGCATTATCTTCCTTTGATTAACCAGCAGGTTAACAAATACCTCCAGATGCTAGATTTTTATATTAACTTTACCTTAGATGAGGAGTTCAACGAAAAAATTAAATCCCCAATACACGAAAACTTTTCGTATTCATCCTTCTCTGAAGGAGAAAAAATGAGAATCGATCTGGCACTTCTTTTCACTTGGAGGGAAGTTGCCAGACTCAAGAACTCTGTGAATACTAATCTGTTAATCATGGATGAAGTTTTCGATTCTTCTCTTGATGGATTTGGTACAGATGAGTTCCTGAAGATTATCCGTTATATCATCAAAGATGCAAATATCTTTGTCATCTCTCATAAAACGGATCTTCATGATAAGTTCTTAAATGTTATCAAGTTTGACAAAGTAAAGGGGTTTAGTCGTATAGTCTAAATACATAAAAACGGGTGATAGTATGCTATCAACACAATACCGCCTTCGTCTTGAATTCATTTGTCAGCGTATTGTAAACGGGGAAGAAGTAAAACTCGAAGACATGATCTGGGCAGATAAACTTGCTAAAGCAAATGGTTCTGCTAGAGAGATGCTAAGAAAAGCAAGACGCCAAGCTTTAAATCCCGATATGCAGGAGGGAAGTCTGGACGATTTTATGAATAAGATGGATCTAGGAGATCCTGATCCATCAAATCATACAACTGGATTTCAGAGTGCAGATGAGATTGTAGATTGGTTTAAGAGGGAAAAAACCGATGACTGGAGACAGAGAGACTGATAATACCTTGTGGTATGATGAAATCATCAATCAATTAGAGGACGATGAAAGTTCCAAACTGGCAGCACCATTCCAAGAAGGAGCAGAAGCGGAAACTGAAACCGCAAGCACTCCGACAAGCAAAGGCACGACTGAGCCAATTTAAAAAGCGTCACATGACCTCGCCACAAAAGCGAGGTTTTTTTGTATATTGACTTCAGTTCAAGAAAACCACCATGGCTGTCAACCACGAAGTTAAAGGACAACTCGCCCGTCTCCTGGCAACAGAAGACCTCATAGTAGAGCACAAGAAGGTCTCTACGGCGTGTTTCAACGTCCATAGCCGTGTACTGACCCTCCCGCTTTGGGAGAGGGCTTCTGGAGCCATATACGACATGCTGGTGGCGCATGAGGTTGGACATGCATTGTATACTCCAGATGAAAACTGGTTAAAGGAGTACAAAATTCCCCCTTCCTTCGTAAACATTGTTGAAGATGTTCGCGTTGAGAAGTTGATGAAGCGCCGTTATGCTGGTTTGAATAAGACTATGCATCGTGGTTATAAAGAGTTCCATGAAGATGATTTCTTCTCAATTGGTGAGGAAGATCCCAATGAATATAATCTTGCCGATCGTGTCAACCTTCATTACAAGATTGGTGCTTTTGTTGAAATTAAGTTTACCGATGAAGAGAAGAGTCTTGTTAAACTGATTGGTGATTGTGAAACCTTTGAAGATGTTCTTAAAGCAGCAGAGCTTCTTTATGACTACTGTAAGCAAGAGAAAGTAGAAGATATTTCTGCTGAAGGTTGTGAAATGTCTGGCAATCAAGATGGTCAGGCAAGTGATTTTGTGGAAACTCCTTCTGAAGAAGGTGATTCTGGTGAAGATGGAAATAGTGAGGAGGGTGATACCGAGACTGGTGAAAATGATCCTCAACTTGATGTTCCTAGCTTTTCCAGTGGTGGACAGCATCATGAAGAACCAGAGACTAAAACTGATCGTCAGTTGCAGGATGCCATTGAGGAGCTTGCAAATATGGGAGAATGGGCAAATGAAAACGTTTATGTTGAATTTCCAACTCTAAATTTGGATAGTGTGATCGCTTCTAATAAAGAAGTTCATGATGTCATCACTAAGTTCTGGAAGCATGAAGAGGATGATCGTAAGCAATATGGTGAAGAGAAGAATGTTTTCCATTGGGCTGACACTGATTACAATGAGTTCAAAAACTCTGCTAAGAAAGAAGTCAATTATTTGGTAAAAGAGTTTGAGTGCCGTAAAGCAGCAGATTCTTATGCTCGTGCAACAACTGCTCGCACTGGAGTTCTTGATTGTTCTAAATTGCATACCTACAAGTACAATGAAGATCTGTTCCAGAAAGTTACCACTCTTGCTGATGGTAAGAGCCATGGACTGATATTCATCCTTGACTGGTCTGGATCTATGGATCGAGTTCTTCTGTCTACCATTAAGCAACTCTACAATCTCATCTGGTTCTGTAAGAAAGTTTCTATTCCCTTCGATGTTTATGCATTCACTAATGAGTGGAACTGCGTGACTTATGATGAGAATAATCGGGCTATTTTCCCTACCCCGCACCACAAAAAAATTGACGGACATTTGGTGGTTGACGAGCAATTTGCTTTGATGAATTTCTTCACCAGCAAGACAAAGAATTTTGAACTTGAAGCCCAAATGCGAAACATCTATAGGATTGCATACGCTTCTTACAATCGTTACCATTACAGCCACTATGGAATTCCTGTTCGTCTTGGTCTTTCTGGAACTCCTTTGAATGAGTCTCTAATTGCACTGAATCAAATTATCCCCCAGTTCAAGCAAAAGAACAAACTTCAAAAAGTTCATACTATTGTTTTGACTGATGGTGATGCTCCTGGTTTGAACTATTACAATGAATACACCTGGCAAGATGAAACACGTATCGGTGTCAAATCTTTTAGGAGTAACAAGTGTTTTATTCGTGACCGTAAGACTGGGAATGTTTATTCTCCTGATTGGCACCTTGATTCCGCTGCTGGTTTCACCGATATGATTATTCGTTATTTGAGGAATCGTAATCCTGAAGTTAGCTTTATTGGTATGCGTATTCTTTCATCTGGTGAGTCTGGCAGCTTTATGCGTAGGTATATGAGAAGCACCGAATCAATTTCCAAGGCAGTTGCAGATTGGAAAAAGCAAAAAAGTTTCTCTATGAAAGAATGTGGGTATCATACTTACTTTGGTCTTTCTTCAACTGCTCTATCTAACGACACTGGTTTTGTTGTTTCTGACTGTGCATCAAAAACTGAAATTCGTAATGCTTTCAAAAAGTATTTGAGTGCTAAGAAACTGAACAAGAAAGTTCTAAATGAATTTGTGCAATTGATTGCATGAGGGGCTAGTCCCCTCTTTTTTTATAAATAAAAAAAAGCGTTTATAGTAGAGATGAACTTACTAGAAGCATACAATGATGTTTATAATACTCAGGATAATCTCTTAGAGGATTTGGTCAATCTTGGACTAGATCTTTTCTTTGATACTGAAGATGAAGCTGTATATTTTGCTGAGCAGTTAATTGAAGATGATCTTCTAGGAATTTTCTTTGAAGATCTTGCTGAAGAATTGGATGTTGATATTTCTGAATTTTTATCTGAAGGAGTTCTTTCAGAAGTATTAGGAGCTGCTAAATTTGTTGTTAATGCTTTAAGTAAAGCTGGTAGAATTAAGGCTGGTCTTTCAAAAGGTGCCGCACTTGGTAAGACTGGGGATAAACTTGTAAGAGGAGCTGCTGCATCATCAACAGTCAGAGCTGCAAGACTTGCAAGAACTCCAGTGCGAGCACCAGTTGCCAACAGATACGCACAGGCACTTCAAACAAAGAGAGCCGCCAGAGGTCTTCCTGCTGTTGGACAAACTACTGCTGGTAGCCTAAAGGCAACAACCCAAAGAGGAATGGCTCGCCATAACCAGGCGGTTGCTGCTGCTCAGCAAAGGGTTTCTCAGGCAGCAACAGTTGCAAGAGGTTTCATGAAAGCTCTGAAGCAAGGAGAGGCTCAATCAAAACTTGCAAGAGCAGCCGCAGGAACAAAAGGATCCTCTGTTAGAATTGGACAACCTGGATCGGTTAAGGCAAAGGTTAATGTAAAACCGACCACTATGAAGGATCCATATCCAGCTAAGCTTGATGCTCCAGCACCGAGACCAAAGTTTGGTAACCTAACTGATACTGGTCTTCCTGACAAACCAACTAAGTACATGAAGCTGACTTCACCAAAAGCGAAGCCAGCTCCTTCACCACAACCAAAAGCAGCTCCAGCCGCAGCAAAAGTCGCCCCAAAAGCGAATGTAATGACTAGTGGTTCTGATGCTTTGAATAAAGCCAGAAGAGCTAGTGCTGCTGCTCTTGCAACCGCATCCGCCGCAGGTTCTGCAGTTCCTCTTGCAGGTGGTGATAATAAGGAGAAAAAGAGTGATCCAAGTGCTAGCATTGGTAAATACAACACCAAGGATCCTGACGGCACAGTAAGAGATCGTTTAAAGGTTGGCCCTAAGATTGTTGGCCCTAAGAAGCCAGCTAAGCTTGGAACCACTGCCAAAGCATTTGATAAAGAGTTTGCTGCCCAAAGAGCATCTGGTGCAAAAGAATTTGAGTTCAGAGGCAAAAAGTACAGCACTAAACTCAGAGGTGAGGAAGTTGATACCTTTGACATCATTAAGGATCATTTGATTTCTGAAGGATTTGTTGACAGTGAGGAAAATGCTGTTAAGATGATGGCACATTTGAATGAGGCAGCCATCACTAAACTCTTATTGAAGCTTCAGAAAGTTCTACCAAAATTATCAGCCTCTGGTCAAAGCCAAGCTAGAAAGGTCATCGGTAAGCAGACTGGAGTTAATGCTGATTTGGGAAGACAGAAAATGTCTCCAGTTTATAAGCAGCAATCCCAGCAAAGAGCGGCTAGAGACCCTGGTGAAAGAATCAATCAGTCACTAAACGCGGCAGAAAGAAATTCGTCAATGCGCTGATGTGCCACTTTTAAAACTGTCTGCAGGGGGGTTGTTGACCCCCCTTTTTCATGTATATTAGATCCGTTGAGATTCAACACCACCAAATGCCTCGGACAATT